TTCATCATCACTGTCCGTTGCGCTGCTTAACTGCACAATTCCCTTCTGTGCCGTCGTCGCATCAGCCACATTTGCAGCGCTGCCTGCCGGACCTGGCTCTCCACGAGGTCCCTGAGGTCCGGTCTCTCCTCGTTCGCCTCTCGGACCTGCAGGACCAGGTTCACCTCGGGGGCCAGTCTCCCCACGCTCACCTCGTGCTCCCATCGGTCCCTGTGGTCCGGCTTCTCCTCGTTCACCTTTAGGACCTTGCGGGCCTGCAGGACCTCCCGGATCACCTTTCTCGCCTTTTGGCCCCATATCCCCCTGGTCCCCTTTAGGCCCCCGCTCTCCGGTATCCCCCTTCAGGCCTGGTATTCCCTGCGGTCCTCGCTCCCCCTGTTCGCCCTTCTCACCACGCGGACCAGCGGGCCCTACAGCCCCCTGAGCACCAACGTCACCACGCTCACCTTTCGGCCCTGCGGGCCCTTGAGGGCCCACTGGACCTGTTTCGCCTTTAGGACCGACATCCCCCTTCGGACCAGTTTCTCCCTGAGGCCCCCGTGCATTCTCAGCCATACGTCTGGCCTCTTCAGCACTGACAGTGGCAGCCTCTGCCCGCTTAAGGATCTCTCCGGCGCTCTCCTGCGCCAGCCTGGCCTTTTCAGCATGCTGTCTGGCTTTTTCTGCATCAGCTCCGGCGGCTTTTTCAGACTCTCCGGCACGGGTCGAGCTTTCCTCTGCATTCCACGCTGCTGTGATTGCACGGGTCGCGGCCTCAGTGGCATCAGTCGCTTTTTGTCCGGCTTCAGCCGCCCTGCTGGTTGCCGTCTTTGCACTGTCAGATGCACTCTTCGCACTGGCTGCTGCACTTTCTTTTGACTGTGTGGCCTGAGTGTTTTTTGTCGCCGTGTCTTCATTCAGGCGACGAATAGTAGCAAGGTCATCAGCCACATTATTCTGTATCTGCCGGAAATCTGTCAGCAGCTCTCCGGGTATGCTCACCTCAACAAGACTGCGGCGTAACAGCATATTGAGCGTCACCGTACTTTCGGTCCCCTCAATACGCACACGTCCGTAGACAGCAGTCTTCCCTTTCACCGTCACCGAAACCGCATACTCCCCCGGATCCATCGTCATTCCGTAATATCCACCTTCACGGGTCACTGCCGACGCACTGGTGCCGCTGAGCGCATCCGGTGAAACTGTCAGCGCCGTCAGGGTAATATTTGCTCCTGATATCGCCTCACCATCAGGAGATTTCAGCGTCCCCGAAACAACAACACTCACACTCCACCTCCGTTAAACACTTTTTTACGGGCAGACAATGCACTGTCTGCCCCCTGTTTGATCCCAAGTTGCTCAACAAAACTCTGATAATGCTGCGCAGCCAGCCCCGATTCTGCACCACCGGCAGCATCCTTACTGAAAGCACGAAACAACATCCAGTCCACCAGTGGGTTAACATAAGCCTCTTCCAGTGGAACTGGCGTATCATCGTCCTGCGTCAGAACATACACTGCCTCCGGTATCCGGCTTACCACTGCATCAATACTTATCTCTTTGTCAGGGACAGGAAACAGCCAGAATACGCGCGGGGACAGGTCGTTGCTGATAAAGCATTCCGGTTTTCCCCTCAGCATGTGCCAGTCGGGATACTGTGCATCAAGCACCTCCCGGGATACTGGTTTAATCGCACTGCCATCGCTGAGGCATATCACGTCAAGAAGCTGTATTGCGCCATCAGGTAAAGTCTGGCGTGCGCCAGGGACACAACTGAGCGTTTCCAGGCTTGCGCCTGCATCCGGCCTTGCCAGAATCACCGCCCGCACAGCATCATTGTAATAATCACACAGCTCAGCCAGAGGCCAGCGCACCATCATCGGGTCAACCAGTTGCGTGTTCACTCGTCCGATGATTTCAGTAATCGTCGTCATCAGTAAAACCTTTGTCTGCGGACAGGATTGCGGTATGAGGAGTACGGACTTGTCGCCAGTGTATGACGATATGCCCGACGGATACCCTCAGAAAACTGCACAGAAAAATACTGTGCGCGTAACGGATCTGACCATGAAACACCAGTCTGCATGAACAACCGCTCAAGTGCCCCCGCAGCCACTTCTTCAGGCCATGTGAGGAGTTCATCCGGTATCTGGCTGCGTCCGGCTTTCGGAGCGACGGCATAAAGCACGCTCACCTCACCGGGAGAACAGGCAAATCGCAAGGAGCGTCCGGAGCTGATATCCACATCCCGACCGACAAAAAGCTCATGATTATCGTCAGAGATACGGATGATATGAACGCACTCCTCATCATCTTTGTCATACGGAAGCACGATTTCTTTTCCTGCTACTGGTACAACAGTAACCTCCCGACGGCACACCAGCGACTGACGGCTGAATGCCACGGCAGCCATTGACAGAGCATCCGTCATCATAATGTTCAGTGGACCGCTGATCTGACGACGGACATACGGTAAAAAATCACTCAGTTCCGCCATGCTGTTCAGTCTCCGCAACACGACGGCGAAATGCCTCACGCACCCGGATACGGAATGCCTCAGCCGTTTCTTTCGGATCTTTGTGAATATCCAGCTCTTCTGCCTCACACAGCGTCGCCAGCCGTGCTGAGGTGAGCTTACTTAAATCCACCTCCTGCCCGTTAACAGAAACAACAAAACTGTTCTCCGCTTCTGCCCGCGCAGCAAGCACTCTTTCCTGCGCCTGCTGTGCCTGCCGCAACTGCTCATTCTGTTGTTGCTTTTTCAGAACATCATCAAGCTCTTCATGACGAACCCAGACATCCGGAAACCCCAGCAGTTGCCAGGCCATCGCACTGTCAACATGCACCGGCTCAAGACGTGGGAACAATGTGCGGCTTCCGGTAATGGTGTCCTTTTTCACGGGTTTTGGGCCGATATAGACAACGGCAATTTTCTCACTCATATAATTCCCCGGATAAAAAGCCCGCATGATGCGGGCCGGAAGGTTTTAATCAGTATCCCACCACGGTATAACGCAGCAGAACATTCAGGGTGCCGGTTGCAGCGGCAGTCTTAATGGTGACAGTAACCAGCTCCCCGTCACGCTGTGTGGTGTACGGCTCCACTGGCACATATCTGGCAAATTTTGCAGAAACAGCTTCGCTGTTATCGATGAGAGCATGCTCACCGGACTTAATGCTGACGGTTGCAGTACCCAGACCACCCGTTGAAACCAGCTGGAGTGAGTTGATACGGATGCCCACTGGCAGTGAGAGAAGATGAATAACACTGTCCGCTTCCGCAGCATTCACCGTAAATACGCCTTCTGCCACCGACTCATTACCGTGCGTACCCGTATAGACCCGTTCACTCAGTGACGGGGCAAGGATAGTCTTTGCCATAATTAATGACTCCTGAAAAAGCCGGGCGAAAACCCGGCATGGGGAAAGGAAAAAATCAGAGCTTCACTGCTGTATCAACGGCAATCACGCCGTGATCCTGCATCTTGCCGCTCTTCTCGGGGAAACGGATTTTTTTCAGACCGTTGATCCAGCTGATTGCTATCTCAGTACGGTTATCCATATCCGTTTTCTTCTCAACCATGTTGAAGTGACCGCCCGCCTTCTGACCGTAAGCATTTGCCAGCGCCTGAGCCCCCAGTAACATGGCGCGGTCAATATTGGTTGCAGCAGCGACCTCTTTCGTGGTTGCCGTCAGGTTATTCTCTGATACCAGAACCTTTGACCCCTGATAGAAACGGATCGGCATACCCGCATACTTACGAACCAAGATATTGCGCCACATCGCACATTCACCTTTGAACAGCGGATGATTAAAACCTTTTGCACGGTTCACGGCCCGAACCATCATCTGGTTCCAGTCCTTACCGGACGTCGAGGTGTACCAGTCATTCCACTGACGCGGCGTGACGTACAGGACGTAATATGGATCTTCTCCGTGAAGTTCATCACCGGACAGACGAACCGGCTGTAACGGATGCGCCATTTCGTCAATGAACAGGGAGAGATTGTCCACCAGGCCAATAGAAAAAATATCTGCCGCTTCAATCTGCTCAAAGCTTGTCGCATCACCGCCAAAAAAGTGACGGTCATGTGTCGGAGGCAGTACATCGTTGATCATGATTTTTTTGAATTCAGGGTGCTCCGCTGTCGGCAGAATAGTGTCGTCAGCAACAAAATCACCACGAGCTCCAGCAAGATGCACTATCGCACACTGGTCCTGCAGGTCATTAAAGTACGTCCCCAGAAGCGTTCTGGCAGAGGATGCCAGGTTAAACTTCGTGCGCTGCTGACTCATACGTCCGCCTGCATCCACCAGGTGACGTCCCTGATTGATTTTCAGGGAGAAGTCAGCATGGCTGAGATCCTCACCACGACCTTCAACACGCTCATCTCCCATCGTCGGACGTTTTGAGAGTTTGTGCATGATGCTGAAGGTCACTTCATCACCGGCCTGTTTGTTAAGGTCTGTGATACGGACAACCGGCGCACCTGCGCTGGTCTGCTTCGTGCTTTTCTTGTCCGGCGAAACCGCTTTTGGCGCTTCCTGCTGTTCAGTAAGGATATTAACCATCGAGCGGTTGCGGTTGGCAGCAGTAAAAAGCGCCACCTGATACAGCTTATTCGCCTGGGCTGATGTTACAGTCGTCATTACTTCAGTACTCCTTCAGTAAGTTACCCGAGCTTCTCCAGAAGTGCGTCTATTTCAGCATTCGTCATACCACGCATAATCGCCTCAGCCTCTGAATGAGAAGCACCAAGTAACCGTTCAAAATTATCACCGATTCCGACGGAGGCCGTGGTGCCTAAATCTGACGGGGAAGCAGGTACTGCCTGCTCCTGTTCAGCGGTCTTCACTTTCTCTTCCGCCGTTTTCCGGATATCCGTTTTGTCTGCCTGGTTGTCAGCAGACGACTCACTGACTTCACCGAAAGCAACCTGCGTACGACGGGCCACTTCAGCGAAACGTTCAGTGAGCGTTTTGTCTTTCCATGCGGGGTCATTCTGGAGCTTCCCGTCGATGGATACAGCAACCGAGAAGCGATCCGGATCGGACTCCTGCCACGTTTTCAGCACCGGCACGGCATTCATCGCATCAAGAACCGGTGATAAATCCTCACCACCATTACCTTCTGCCTGCTGTGTTGATTGCTGAACACGGGACTGGAGATAGTTATTTTTACGGATGAGCGAAGCCACCGCGTCACCAATTTCCGGATACATCTCCCTGATACGGGCAATCTGCTCATCAGAAATTTTTTCGTTTTCCGGTAACGGTGTGGGCTTCATACCGGCCTGGTGGATCTGAGACGTCAGTAGTTCCACCCTGCGTTTTTCTTCAGCTATCTGCCCACGAAGAAGTGCGGCTTCCTGTTCGGCCCGTTGCTTACCGGAACGTTCAGCCTCAAGGACTTCATAGGGAATGACGTGTTTACCGTCGCGGGTGAGCACCCCCTTCGCTTCCGGCTCCTTCACGTCCTGCGTCTGCTCCACACTGGCATCCGGCGTCGGTGCCACATTGTTATCGCCCGTCTGAGTCTGTGCTTCCTCATCCGCATGTTTTTCCGTGGTATCTTCCGTCACGACGTCCTGTGCGTGACTGTCAATATCCACATCCCCAAGTCCTTCCAGCATTTTTTCCAGTTGTTCCGGGGTTTCTTCACCCGTAAATTCAAAATCCATAAATAACTCCGCATGGTCTGTTTATCGGACAGATCCGAATGGTTGAGTAAATAAGGCTTATCGCTGCCCCCGCGAATAAGCGCACCGCTCCCGGAACGCTTACCTCCGGAAACAAAAAACCCCGTACGATGACGGGGTTCAGTTGAAGCCAGAGTTTTCAGAGCGACATTTCATTCATCCGCTGTTGTAACGTATACAGCATCTGTTGCTGAAGAACGTCCTGCTCCTGTTCCATATTCTGTACGCCGGTAATGATTTCTGCCGTATGTGCCTGGTTAAGCGCATCCACATAACGCTGCCCCTGTGTCAGGGCGACTTCCCGCTGTGCACTGGCATTATCCCGTTGTGCAGCTGCATGTGCCCTGGCGGCGTCAGCTTCCAGTTTTGCCACTCTGCCAGCCATCTCGCGCATCTGGAGTTCTGCCTGTTGTTGCTGAAGTGCCTGTTGTTGTGCCGCTACTTCCTGTTCTTCCGGCGTCATTTCATCCGGTGATTTTGGCGTCCCCAGCGCAGCACGAATACGCTCAACAAACTCCTGTTTCTGCGGCACATCCAGAAGATTAACCCACAGGTCGAGCACAACAGCCTGCACCTGAGGCGGCAGCCCCTGAATAACCTCTGACATTCTCTGTGCAAGCTGTGCCTTAAACGCCGGTGTCTGCTGAACAGGCGCCAGCGCAATATGTGTATTTAACCTTGAAATATCATTGGTCAGTTCACCATTATCACCTTCAGCATTGAGGACAATGGTCTGGCGACGCTGGCGATCATCGCGATTAATCACCACTGCATGATTACGGCGTTTTTTCAGGTCATCGAGAAGATAAGCCAGCAACAGTCTTCCCACCTGCTGGCAGGCAAACTGGTAGTTATCGTTGATTTCCGCAAGGGTTGTGGCCCCCTGCTCCACCAGGTTACTGATAGCCACGCCTGACGTCGCACCTGAATCCTGCCCGAGAAATGCGGAATACACTCCCATGGTATCCTGGATAAGTTTTTCCGATTCCTGCATGACCTGAAACTGCTGGCTGGCAACCTGAAAATCCTGCTCAACCCGAAAAACATCTGCGACACTTTTCTGATTTTTTCGGGCCGGATTCAGTTTAATAATGCCATCCGGACGTTCGATCTGCTCCATCAGGTCGCTGTCTGACAACTGGGTGGCATCCTCGTCCATAATCACGCGTTTGGCCTGAAGCAGCCAGGTCAGCTTGATACGACGAAAATTCACCTCATCCTGTGCCGGAATGGCGCGGGAAATTAACCCGTATGGCTCCCCGGTTTTATCCTTTCGGTATCCCCAGAAAGGAACCAGCGGAAACATCCCCTGCGGTGCACTACAGGGGCGATCCACAATAAAGTGTGGGCCCACAAACCAGGCTTCACGAATACGACTTACCCGCCCGACTTTCACCTGAACCCGCCCGGATGCCACAGCCACCGCCTGCATCAGATTATTTTTATCAAAAGCCACCACCCGTCCATTACTGAGTTCAATCACCGGAAGACGCTCGAATGTACGGTAATAAACCACCTGAAGCAGCACACGACGGCGTTCACGCTGAAGCCATTCATTCTCCCTGCGATCCCATGACTGATACTCTTCCCATGCACTCATCAACGGACTGGGCTGGCCTTCAGTAATCGTGGTATCGACAAAACCACGCCAGTCATCAATAGCATAATCGATAACCTGAGCCATTCCCGGGAACGTGGCTTTTGCCTCATCGGTATCCATCCAGCGGCGACGCATCAGCCACCGGCAGTCACTCAGGTCGGATTCCCGGCTGAGCCAGTCCCAGAAAACCTCATTTCTGCTGACTGTGGATACCCTGAATTCAGGTCCGAACGGATCGCTGTTGCGCCTGACCTCCACCCAACTGAGCCCCGCCTTGATTTGTTCCGCATAGGCATCGGAGCGGGCCTTATTCATGTTGCCAAGACGGCACGCATCAGCAAACTCCGCATTAATGGCCTCTGCCAGTTTCTCTGTTTCATCGTTCGGATCGTCTGACATCACTATCAGGTCCGTTCTTGTTTTTGCCTCCATTCCCAGTACACCATCTACCGTGGGGGCAATGAGGTTATGGATGGTCATGGGCTGACCGCGATCTTTCAGTACCTGGATAACTTCCGGTGCCAGCTGGTCGCCATCATAATACGCACAGGCCTTGTTTGCTGCATCACGCCAGAGAGGCTGACTGTCAATATCAGAACAGAGAGACAGTAACTGACGCTGAGAAAAACGCGGCGTGGATCCATGATCGTTTTTCATCACTGTGGTGTTAATTTCATTTTTCATCAGTGTGCCATCCAGTGTGTGGTTCTGCGTTTATCCGTTTTCTGTTTTACCCTCACCGGCATTCTGGCGCGCATCTCCTGGGCAATCATGTAGCTCATGAGCTGATCATCAAAGCAGCCTTCCTGTGCATTCATGGAGCCTTTCGCGTCATAAACGTAGGTGTTCATTTCCGATAATGTGCCTGACCAGCGGATACCTGATATTCCATTATTCAGGAGCGTTTTCATTCCTTCGGTCAGAACAGGTTTGCTCTGACGGGTTGTCAGCCAGCCAAGGCGGGGCGTATCGTCGTCATATGCCTGGTCAAGATGCTGTTCGTTGTAGATATAACGTGTCGGATAGAGTTCCCGGAGTTTCAGGATAACTGCATGTCCGTGATTATTACGCTCCGGCCCCACAAACGCGTTGTTATACATACGACAGACCTGCGAAATGAGATGAGCAAAAAGTTCAGCATCGAGATGCCCGAACCAGTGAGCCACCTGCTCGCCATTACTGCGTTTGACAACATCCAGCGATGAGCGGTCTCCGTGCTCCAGCCCTTCGGCAGTATCTGCCCCACAAACATACTCTTCATCCGGATCCGGCAGTTCCCATACCAGCAGATAATTCATCAGCGTCCGCTGCAACTCGTTTTTATTTCCTTCACGCAGAGACTGAGCTTTAGTCTTCGCTCCTGTAACAGGTTCAATGTCATAAACAATCATCGGTGGCGAACAGAATGATTCTGCCTGCAATGTACTTTCGGCACTGAACACACGTCGTCCGGACGTCAGAAACGCCTCCTGTGGCGTTGAGGGAAACTCCTGCTTCATTTCCTTACGCTGTTCAGTTTCCTTACTGATGTACCACTGCTTCTGCTCATCGGTAAGCGTGATGTTCATTGCCTTCTCAACCGCAGAAAAATACGTCATTTTTTCCCGTGACAGCTTCAGCCCGCTTTCAGGCACTCTGGCGCTGTATTTAGGATCCTGCCACCATGCGTAAAAATGGAATTTATAATCCTGTGCCGTCAGCAATAAGCCTGATGCAGTGCTCTCCTGTGCACGGTTACTCATCTCGTAAAAATCACCACCCACGCCTTCAGCCGTGGATTCATCAAAAATAATGCATTCATCAGAGACGGCATTAAGCGTACCGGTTCGCAGCTCTTTCGCCTTAGCCGGATATTTCGCGCAAATTTTGCCGTGCTCTGAGATATGCAGGCGCTGCACCGTACCTGAGCGAAATGAGGTTGCCACCTGAATACTCGAGCCGTGACCAAACAGGATATAGCCACCGCTGGCACCGCTACGACGTTCAACGATGGTGAATGAGGCTCTCAGCCAGTCAGGGAGATGATCAAACGGTACAGCAATTTTTGTGCGGAAAATTTCACTGGCAGCCTGTTTATCCTGAGCGACGATCCCGCATTTGAGATGCGGAATGAATAATGCCTGGTCGAGAAGATAAATATCAATGGCTGTGGAAAATCCCAGCTGGCGCGCTTTCAGGATAATGTTTTTATTATGCATGTTACGAAACAACTGACGTTGCGCCGGTCGCATTCTGAAGGTGACCAGTTCACCTTTTTCGTTCTGTATTTTGTAGAGATGATTGAGGCGCCACCAGGGATTGCTCAGTTTTGTCATAATGAACAGACGTTGTTCGGTCTCAGTCATTTCTGCAGGTTCATCACATCGCGTTTTATTCTTCCGGAATGTCATCCAGTCTCCCCGAATTACTCATTTCATGCAGCGATGACACGATGTCACTGACTGGCGTAATAACACCCCGGCGCTGGCTGGTCAGAATATCGGTTTCCGCTCTGAGTTTATCTCTGGCGGCGTTGATTCTTTCCCGGTCAGCACGAAGTTTTGGTGCTGTCTCAGCCAGGACGTCCAGCGTCAGCAATGAGCGTTCAATTGACTCGATACGGGCAATATTCCGGTCAAGGGCCTGTTCAGCTTTGAGTATTTTGTCGTAAAGAGCAACGCGGGTTTCCACGTCAGTTGCCTCTTCCAGGTCGGCGAACATCCCTTTAAGTGCCTTAGTTACTGAAAGTGCGCGGGCCCGGGTGAACACCAGTTCATCGAACAGCACCATGTCGGACGCATCATCCATGAGGTTATCTGCCTCAAGATACTTCGCATATCCACGGTGTCTTACGGCGTGGGTGTTTCGCTGAGAAAAAGCGTTTGAAGGAGGTAAAAGTCGGGAACCACGAATCCGTTTCGTTTCTGCCGAATTTGCGCAGTTTTTTTCAGAGTTTTTTGCGCATTTTTCATCGTCGGAACACGCGTCATTGCTGGGTTCTTCATCTGAGATGTCATGATCGATTTCATGATCGGTTTTATGATCAATTTCATGATCGATTTTGCCCATTTTTATACGGGTTCTGGCGGTGTTGTAATTAATCTTTTTCTTCCGGCACCAGTCCAGTAATGTTATTCCCGTTTCGGCATGTTCGCGTCGGAATGCCTGCTCCAGCTTTTTCCAGTCCAGCTTTGCCATGTCACTTTCTGACGTCCTCTGTTAAAAACTGACGCATAATGACCGCTGTGATTTTTCAGAATTCACACAGCAGCGCCATACTTGATCGATATTTGTACAATGAGGTTGTTTTATCCGGTTTCTTCCACCACCGCACCGGACAGGCGGCTTCGCGGGAAATCGCTCCCATCTCGTGAAAAATGAGAAAACCCGGTGTGCATCGTTTTTGATTACCCCCGCACACTCACGCAGATAAGGTGGCTGCGGTCTCTGTTTATGCGGGAATACGGCGACGATACGGCGCATCAGCAAAACTTAGTTCAGCACTGAGTGCGGATATAGTCCTGTGCCCCTTCCAGCTGCTTCTGCATCAGCATCAACCGCTCTCTGAGAGTGAAATAATCCCGTTCAACTGTGTCTGCCAGTCGGGGGGCGGTTGCATTATCCACGCCGGAGGTGGTGGGGGCTTCACGCACGGTACCGGAGCAGGTGGCGTTGATCCGCAGGCGCTTACGACCAGCGGCAACATCAGCGCGCAGAGTTTCATTTTCAGCTCTCGCATCGGCTAATTCCCTTGAGTATCTGGCATCAAGCGCAGCAACATCACGCTGGCGCTGCTGCATGTCAGTAATGGTTGCGTTTGCTAGCTCCAGCTCTCTGGCTTTTTTATCGCGCTGCGCTTTGTAGGTGATGGCGTTATCGCGGTAATGATTCAGCCCTAGACTAAGCGCACCACAGGCCACCAGCAGTACAATAATCACCACATACAGAATACGGTTCATATCACCACCAGCGAATTGCCCGGACCAGTACAGCAATTTCATTACTCATCTGTTTAAATAAAGTTCACGATTTCAGCGCAATGACCAGTTTTGCCAGCCCATACAGTATCGGAGACACAGCGATACCAACCGCCACCCACTTAATAGCAAAGCCAGCGCTCTGCTGATGTCATCAGTCACTGTTACCCCAGCATCCCCGACGAAGACAACATCATCCAGGGCAGGAAAAGAAAAATAGCAACCAGCATTAGTGAAAATGAAATGCCGACGATTACACAGAGGATCTTCGCCAGCGTTATGAGTTTGTCTGACATAGCTACCCCTTAATTGCCACAATTAACTGGGATACCCCCCATAAAAAAGGGATGCTCCAGACCAGCAAAAACTTCCAGTTTGGTAATTGACTAATCATGAGTCGCAACTCCCTAATCAGTTTGCTAAAATCAATCAAGGCAGCCACCCATAGCTTACTGCCATAAACACAAAACCCCGCTTGCTGCCAAAAACGGGGTTTTTACTTTTATTCACTTAGGTTTTGCCAGTTCGCAGGATTTCGTGTTATCCGTCCGCGTTGACCAACGTTATTTTTCAGCAAAATATTCTGCTACCTGTCGATACCCCAACATGCCAGCGCACTCTCCTGGTCGCGACGGGATACCTGACCGTAGCAATTATTTGAGCGGATACGGCAGTCTCTGCCACCGTCCTTAATCCACCAGCGAATCGCTTCACACGCTCCCCTGCGATCGCCTGCATTAATTCGTTTATAAAACGTCGACGGGAAACACTTACCGGGGCCAATGTTGTAAGGACAGAATGACGCGATCCCCGCTTTCTGAGGTTCGGTCAGTGGCACTCTGATGTTTTTCGCCACCCATGCCAGCACCTTATCACGTTCAATGGCGTTAACCTGGTCGCATTTTTCCTTCGACAACTTCATGCCAGGGACGACAGGCTTACCATCCACCTGGGTGGCACCACGGCAGATGGTCCAGATACCCGCACCATCACGGTATGCCGTGGTGTGGTTAC